GCAATCTCCGCAATGCAGACCACCGTAGTAGCTGCTGAGATCAAAGCGAATATCATATCGCCCGGATTCCATGTCATATACCAAAGTACCCTGTTTCATGGTGGAACTCCTTTCGTCTGTTGAGCAGCGCTGCTGGGGCTGGCTGATCCAAGTCTGCCTCCTGTCATAGTCAGCCGGTTTTGCCCCTCGCGCCGATTGTTGTGAAATGGTTCTTCTTTTCGGTCAAAAAAGAAAGGACTAAGCCAGATTGCCTTGATTTTCAAGGTCTCTCTGATTTAGTCCTATTATCGCACAACAATCCTTTACAATAATGCAATCGACCCTTCCGGCCTGCACCATTTCCAAAAGCTCTTGAACGGCGGGGCGTTCAAAGTTCATTCCGCTGTGTCCGTTGTCCACAAACTCCACGACTTCGGCATTCTCCCATTCAGGAAGCGACATTGCCTTCTCCCGTAAGATAAGTCTTTGATTGGGTATGCTCATGCTTTCCGTTTTGGAATCCTCCAGAGACAGGCGAATGTATAGTGCTATCAGGTATTTGCGCATAGCGGCACCGCCTTTCTCTGTTCTGTAAATTCGCTTTGAAAGCGAAAGGTCACATGTATATCGTGGTCGTGGGTGATCTCAATGCGGTCAATTAACCTTTCGATCAGCTCCGCCGTCAGGGTGTGGTCGCTTTCCAGCCTGTGAGCATCTTCTTCCATAGAACGATACCGGGCAAGCTGTTCGTCAAGCGCAGCAGTATCATTATTCAGAGCTGCTATATCTGCGGATAACACTGCGATACGCTTTTCGTAATCCTCTTTCATAGAAAGATATTCCTCGCCGGTCACGATCCCCTGAACATAGTCCTCATACAATCCGCGGATCAGTTTGCGGTTTTGCTCCATATCCCGGCGCTTTGCGGAAAGCTGTTCCTTAATGTGATCCCGTTCCTGCTTTTGCCGTACCTCATATTGAAATAAAGATAATGAGGAACCAAGCATAACAGACAATGCCTTTTCCAATATGGCTGTTACGGTTGAAATCAGCTCCTTCTCCCGGATCGTCACGCCCTCGCAGCTTCCTTTTGCAATTCGGCTGTTGCTGAGGCAATGGAAAAAGTACACATCAGGGCCTTTCTTTCGCGTGTTACGCTGCCTGTGAAGGCTGCCGCCGCAATGTGCGCAGAAAACCTTGCCCTTGAAAATGTTAGGCGTGAAGGCATTGATTTTCCTGTTCTTGCTTTCTTCACTGACCATACGCCGATATTCCTGCACGGCGTTGAAAACCTCGTGGCTTACAACAGCTTCATGCGTACCGGAAACCCTGATGTAGTTTTCTTCATCCGCCTTTGTCTGGCGGTGATCGACGCTTTTTGTTTTGCCCTGCACCAAATCACCGGTATAAACCTCACTGGACAGGATCTTGGCCACCGTCCGGGTCTGCCATTTGCCGTTGCCGATCAGATTTTCATGGCTGATCTCACCGGTCTTTTTCTTATAATGGCTCGGCGTCGGTATGCCCGCCTCGTTCAAGCGTCGGGTAATCTCACTCAGACCAACGCGCTCGTGAGCCCATGTGAAAATCTGACGAACCACCTTTGCGGTATCCTCGTTGATCAGCAGCTTGTGACAGTTCTCAGGATCCTTTCGATAGCCGTAAGGGGCGCGGGCTCCTACAAATTCGCCGTCCTGCATGGCCTGCCTTTGCTGTGCCTTGATCTTTCTTCCGATGTCCAGGGCGTAAGCCTCGTTTATCATGTTCTTCAAGGGCAGCATAATGCCTCCATGCAGGTTGTCCGCATCCGCCGTGTCAAACTGATCCGTAACGGCGATAAACCGAACATTGTGCGTGGAAAAATACTGCTCAATATAGTAGCTGGTGTCTATGAAGTTCCGCCCCAGCCTTGACAGATCCTTTACGATCACACAGTCAATGTGACCCGCCTCAATATCCGAAAGCATCTGCTGAAAAGCAGGACGCCGGAAGGTGGTCCCGGAAAGACCGTTGTCGATATAGGTATCATAGATCTTAAACTCCGGCTTGTCTGCGATATAGTCATTGAGAACAAGCTGCTGATTATCAATGGAATTTCCGCGCTTTTTGTTGTCCTCGACCGAAAGACGGATATAGAGGGCGGTACGGATATAGACAGCGACATGATAGATATGCTCCTGCGCTGCCGTCTTTCTGCTTTTTCTTGCCATCAGCCGGCCCTCCTTTCTTCACGCTTCGCTTGCTCCATCTGCTCGGCAAAGCGGATCGCCTTTTGATATTCGTCCTGATAATTGAACTCTATCTGCAATTCCTCTTTGCTGATGATCCGAATACTGCGGATAAGCTGCATCACAGCACGCCGGTCAATTTCCTCCATTTCCGAAAACTTCATAAAATGATTGATCCAGCGGTTGCGCTCGCTCCGGTTTTCCAAAACATCCGTCAGCTTTTCGTTCCAGCTTTCGATTGCCGCCTGCAAGCCCTCAATGTCGGCGTTGTATTTGCGCTTGTAGGATAAGAATTCTTCTTTTGTGAGTATGCCGCCCACAAGGTTTTCATACAGCTTCGCCTTGTACTTTTCAATCTGCGCAAGCTGCTTTTCGCAGCTTCCGATCTGTCCGGCATACTCCCGCGCCAGTTCCCGATTGATTCGCTCCTGGCTGATACTGGAAAGCATGGTGTCCAAAGAGGCGATATTATCAATATGACCTTTTACGCTGTCCTGGACGCACTGGATCAGATCGCTCTCCTTAACCATAGCGCCGGAGGTGCAACCGTGCTTTTTACCGGAAGGGCAGAAGTAATAAACATATTCCTTGTCCTTATAGCGGTTGATCTTTCGTGTCATGCGCCCGCCGCAGCAGCCGCAGATCAGAATACCGGAGAACAGATATACCTTGTCTTCTTTGGGAGAAGTGCGGGTATCGATCCTTCTGATCCGCTGCACCAGGTCAAAGTCATGCCGGCTGATAATCGCCTCATGTGCGCCGGCAACGCGGACCCATTCGGATGAAGGCTTATTCTCCAACTCCTTCAGTTTGAAATGCGGCGTAGCCTGACGACCCTGTACCAGCGTGCCGGTATAGGTTTCATCCTGCAAAATACGGATAACGGTGGTAGCGGACCATTTGCAGTCCTTCCTGTCCGTGTAGCCGCCCTTGGCATGAGGAAGTCCGTTGTTCCGCTTATATGCCAGGGGAGATAGGACGCCCAGGCGGTTGAGTTCTTCCGCAATATGAAGGGCACTGAATCCGTCCAGGCGCTTTCTGAAAATATCCCGCACCACATCAGCGGCATAGGGATCGACCTCCAGGCTCTTGTGCTTTTCCCCGGTCTTAAAATATCCATACACCGGAAACGCTCCGACAAAATCGCCGCTGCGCCGTTTGGCTTCCAGGGCGCTTCTTGTCTTTACCGATATGTCGCGGCAGTATGCCTCGTTCATAATGTTCTTGACCGAGACCGTCAGATCGTCCGCCGCGTCATTCACGGTATCTACATTGTCATTGATCGCGATAAAGCGGACGCCGTAAGCCGGGAACACCCTGCGCATGTAGCGGCCTGTCTCGATATACTCACGGCCAAGTCGTGAGAGGTCTTTCACGATCACACAGTTTGCTTCGCCGCGCTTGATCATGTCCATCATTTCCTGAAACGCAGGGCGGTCGAACAGAACGCCGCTGTATCCGTCGTCGATTTTCTCGGCAACGACCTCGATCTCCGGGTGTTTCTCCACGAAATCATCGATCAGGCGCCTTTGGTTGGCTACGCTGTCGCTCTCCACGGTCTTGTCGTCCGTATAAGACAGGCGTATGTACTTGATTGCTTTGTAAAGCTCCATAATAAAAACACTCCTTTCTTTGCAGAAAAATCCCGCAATTCAAGGAGTGTGGTTTGCCGTATTCAATTCCTTTTCCGATGCCTATTATACATCGGAGAAGCGGAAAAGTCAGCCCCTTTTCGGAAATTTTCTGTTCAGCGAATGATCCCCTTAATGCAGTCCTCCAAGGTTGCGCCGTCCGCAGCAAAGCTCGCCCGGACGGTAAACCTGCCGCACTTGAAGCAGTAGGGGTCTTTGATCTGTCTGATAAACTCTGAAATGCGTTCCTCCCTCGGCAGCTCCTTACTGACCGATACATCCCGTATATCAACCAGGATGGTAGAGGCAGGTTCCGCTCTCTGTTCTGTCATCTGCATAGAATACGCTCCTTCCTGTGATCTGTATATTTGAAATAATCAAAACCACATGAATAAGCCGGACCTGTGTGTTACCACAAGCCCGGCTCATGGTATCTGATTTCGATTTTGTTTCTGCCGTATTTGCCACGCCCCCCGGCAGGATCCACATAAAGCGGAATAGGGGTTGCCATAGGCTGCGGATAGCTTCGCCGCATCATAGCCCTACTTGTACCGCCGCGTCGCCACCGCAAGCGCATACAGAAGGGACTCCCCCTCAAGTCTGTGGGAGGTCGTGAGAAAGTACCATTATGATCTGTGCCGTCGTCGCGCCCTGCCTGCCACGGCTGGGTCAATGAGCTGCGTTGATCGCTCGGGCAGTCCGGTTCATCACCTCCTTGGCTGTCTGTCATGGCGCCGCCCCATTTGCCGCTCGGAACACAGAATGATGTACCTATGGCAACGTATATTCAGTTGTCAAAGAGCCGCGAGGGTGCGGCAGTGGTTACTTTCTCTTTATCGGGAAGCTCCGCTGTTCGGACGCTCCTCATGACAGAAATAATTCCCGCCGAAAAGGTCCCTCTATAAATAAGGACAATTTTGGGGCGTTTGTTGCCGTCTGTCAGAAAAAATTTTTCAAATATTTTTCCAGACCTCGAAGTCCCGCGCTGATTGATCTGCTGATTCTACTTTTATTCACACATTCAGCTTTTGCGACCTGCGAGATACTCATACCAAGGAAGTAATGGGCATAAATTCGGCGGCTCTGTTTTTCAGGCAGAGCATCAAGCCCTTGATACAGCAAAGCAATCATTCGCTGCCGCTCCAAAATCTCATAGGGCGATGGCTGTTCAAGCAGAATATCCTTCTCAATTCCATTGTCCACATCCAAAGAGTAAAACGCCTTATATCTGCGAACGTTGCGCTGGTAGCTTTCTTCCTGGCGTCTAAAATCCTCCAGAATGACAAACACTTCGTCCGGCACCTCGACGATCTTGTCTTTCGTATAATACGGGTAATAGTCCCGCAGATTGATTTCTTTCATTTGTTTTTCTCCGATTTCTTTTTTGTAGGTTGGCAAAATCGAAATCAGAGGGGGGAGATCGACAACGAGGGGAAAACAAAAAATGCGCTCGTTTACCAACGAACGCATCATAATTGACTGCTTTTTGAAGCAAAAAACTACCCTCGGAATATCTCACCCGTGGCTTTCTATGCTTTTGACGATGT